GGGCGCTTTTCGATGCTCTGGCCGAGCACGGGGAACGGCGTTCCGGCGAGCTGTTCCCGGCGAACCGCAACACCGTGCCGATCGAGGTCTGGCGTTCCTACTGTTCCCGGCACGGGATCGGCGAAGGGAACGGGTCGAGCACGGCGCGCACCGCCTTCTTCAAGGTCAAATCTTCGTTGCTGGACAAGGGCTTGATCCGGATTGCTGACGGCTATGTGTGGAGCGTCCAAGGATGAGCGTTCCCTGCGTTCCCAAGCGTTCCCTGCCGATCGGGAACGCTGTTCCCGAAAGGGCGTTCCCTGCGTTCCCCGGAGCGTTCCCTGTCGTTCCCCCACCCCCTAAAGGGGGTGGGAACGCGGGAACGGGAACGGGAACGACGCGCGAGGAACAGGTGGGCGATCTGGTCCCAATGCCCCCGGATTTGGGAGAACCGGCGCGCGCGGAGCGGGCTGATCTTTTCTCTCTGCCGACCTTCGAGGGGGGCCGCTGATGGTTGCCGAGGTCGCGATCCAGTTCCTCGAAACGCTGCGGATCCCCGAGGGGCCGCGCGCAGGTGAGCCGCTTCGCCTCGCCGAGTTCCAGCGCCGTTTCGTGACCGGGGCGATGGCCGAGGATGTGATGGTCGCCTGCCTGTCGATCGGGCGCGGCAACGCCAAGACCGCGCTCTCGGCGGGGGTGGCGCTGGGGGCGCTGATGGGCGTGTGGGATCCGCAGCCGCGCCGCGAAATCCTGCTGGCCGCCCGGAACCGGGATCAGGCGAAGATCGCCTTCGGCTTCATCGTCGGCTTCGTCGAGGGGCTTCCCGAGGCCGAGCGCGAGCTGTTCACGATCCGGCGCGGTGCCCGGTTGGAGGTCGAGTATTCGGGCCGGGGCGGCGGGCTGGTGCGCGCTATCGCGGCTGACGGCAAGTCGCTTCTCGGCGGTGCCCCGACGTTGGCGATCCTCGACGAGCGGGCGGCGTGGGAGCGCGAGAAGGGCGACGAGCTGGAAAACGCGATCCTGTCGGGGCTGGGCAAGCGGGCTGGCCGGGCGCTGATCATCAGCACATCAGCCCCGGATGACGCCAACACGTTTTCCCGGTGGCTGGACGCCCCGCCGCCCGGCACCTTCGTGCAGGAACATCGACCGCCGCCGGGCCTTCCGGCTGACGATCTGGATAGCCTGTTGATCGCCAACCCCGGCGCGACGGAAGGGATCGGTGCGACCCCGGATTGGCTGGTGGCGCAGGCCCGCCGGGCGATTGCGCGGGGCGGTTCGGCGCTGGCGAGCTTCAGGAACCTGAACAGGAACGAGCGGATCTCGACCGAGGACCGTTCGGTTCTGGTCACGGTGGACGAGTGGCTCGCCGCCGAGGTTTCGCCCGATGACCTGCCGCCCCGGTCCGGTCCGTGCATCCTCGGCGTCGATCTCGGCGGTGCCCGGTCCATGTCGGCGGCGGCGTTCTTCTGGCCGGAGACGGGCCGCCTCGAAGCGGTGGGCACGTTCCCCTCGACCCCCGGCCTTGCCGATCGTGGCGCGGCTGACGGCGTGTCTGGCCGGTATGTCGAAATGCAGGACCGGGGCGAGCTGATCACGATGGGCGACGCGACGGTGCCGCCGGGGCCTTGGCTGGCCGAGCTGGTCAAGCGGCTGGACGGCGCGTCCGTGGCCTGCATCGTCGGCGACCGTTTCCGCCATGCCGAGTTCGTCGAGGCGATGCGCGCGGCGGGCCTGCGGATGCCGTTCGTCTGGCGCGGCTTCGGCTGGAAGGACGGTAACGAGGACATCGAACGCTTTCGCCGGACGCTGTTCGACGGCGACGTGAAGACCGTTCCCTCGCTGCTGCTGCGGTCTGCCTTCGCGGAAGCGATCTGCCTTCTCGACCCGGCGGGCAACGCGAAGCTGGCGAAAGGCCGGTCGCTTGGCCGGATCGACGCGGCGGCGGCAACGGTGCTGGCGGTGGCTGAGGGCGCGCGGCGGAAGGCTGCGCCGATCAGGACGGCGAGGGCTGCGGTATGGGCGTGAAGCGGCACGGAACCCACGTCTATCGCGATCCCCGGTGGCCGGTCCTGCGGCTGGCGGCCAAGCGGCGCGACAGCTTCCGCTGTGTCGCCTGCGGGAACCGCCGCCGCCTCGAAGTCGATCATATCCGCCCGGTGCGTGAGGCCCCGGAAGCGGCGTTCGACCTGACGAATTTGCAGACGTTGTGCGCGGGCTGTCACGCCCGGAAGACGCGCATCGAGGTCGGGCATCCCGACCTACCCCCCGAGCGGCGCGCGTGGCGCGACCTGCTCAAATCCCCGACCCCCACCTGAAACATCATGAGGCAAGAAATGCTGCAATCTGTAAAAATCCAGCGCCGTCAGTCGGAAATCCGGCAGGCGCTCGCCGAGCTGGTCGGCAAGGAGACCCCGACCGAGGACGAGGTGCGGAAGATCGACGATCTGGATCGCGAGTTCCGCCAGAACGAAACCCGCTATCGCGCGGCGCTGATCGCCGAAGACGAGGAACGGCGTGAGGCGGGCAAGGAGCTGGAAACCCGTGAGGGCCGCCAGTGGTCGGAGCTGATGGCGGGTTTCGAGCTGCGCCAGGTCGCGCTCGCCCTGGACGAGGGCCGCCAGCTCGACGGGCGCACCGCCGAGGTCGTCGCGGAGCTGCGGGGCAAGGGCGGGTATCGGGGCATCCCCGTGCCGCTGGACGCGCTCGAAATCCGCGTGGGCGAGACGGTGGCATCGGGAACGCCCGATCCGATCCGGACCATGCCGACGATCGACCGGCTGTTCCCCGGTTCTGTCGCAGCCGCGATGGGCGCGCAGATGATCACCATCGACGCAGGCGCGGTCGAGTGGCCCGTGACCACCTCGGCGGTGTCGGCGGGCTGGGCTGACGGCGAAACCGCGAATGTCGCCGGGCCGACCGTCTATGCCACCACCGACCGGGCGATGGCGCCCGACCACAACCTCGGAATTCAGATGCGCATCACGAGGAAGTCGCTCAAGCAAAGCGGCACCGCGCTGGAACAGGCTATCCGCCGCGACATGGCCGGGGCGATGCAGGCCGAGATGGACAAGGCCGCCTTCCTCGGCACCGGGGCGAACGGCCAGCCGCTTGGCGTGATCCCCGGCGCGGGCACCTACGGCATCACCGCCACCGCGATCACCGCCTCGGCGAGCTGGTCGGCGTTCCGGGCCGCCGTCACGCGCTTCATGGCCGCGAACGCTGCCGGGTCGCCCGGCGCGGTCAAGGCGCTGATCCGTCCGGAGCTGTGGGATTTCCTCGACGGCACGTTGATCTCCGGCACCGCCGTTTCCGAGTGGGATCGGCTGGTCAAGAACATCCCCGCCGGGAACATCGCGATGACGGCCAACGCGCTGGCCGCCCCGACCGGCTCGCCCGAGGCCTGTTCGGCGCTGCTGACCACGGCGGCGGGCGGCGTGGCCCCGATCTTCGTGGGCTTCTGGGGCGCGGTCGATCTGATCCGCGATCCCTACAGCGACGCGGCGTCCGGTGGCCTGCGGCTGACGGCGCTGGCGACGATGGACGTGGCTGTTGCCCGCCCGGCGCAGCTCGAAATCCTGACCGGGCTGGAGCTGGCCTGATGCTTTGGGGTGGCCACGCAGGAGGACTTGAGCTTCGCCGTCGCGGTGGTCGCGCTTCTCTGCGTGGCCGCTTCCCCTACAACACGCCCGCCGTCCTGAGCGATGGCGGGCGCACCGGCAGGCCGATGAAGGAGATCATCGGCCCGCGCGGCTTCGGCTACCGGGTCGAGGATCCCGGCGAGGAAATCCACCTGCTGATCGGGCATAGCTTTGATCGGCCCTTGGCCCGGAAGCTCGACGGGTCGCTCAAGCTGCGGGACACGGACGAGGCGCTGCTGTTCGAGGCCGATCTGGCCGAGGAGCTGATGGCCGCGCCCTACGTCCAAGACTTCCTTGCCGGGGTGGCGGCGGGCCTGATCGCGGGCCTGTCGCCGGGCTTCCGGATCCCGCCGAAACGGGCCGTGGAGAAGGCCGAGACGGTCGAGGATGAAGACCCCGCCGAAGGGCAGGCGATCATCCGGACGGTGCATCAGGCCTTGCTCTATGAGCTGTCGGCAGTGACCCGCCCGGCCTATGCCGAGGCGCAGATTTCGATGCGGAGCTGGTCGCCGGAACAACGGATCGCCCGACCGCTTCCGCAATTCAGATGGAGGGCATGACGATGCAGATCGTTGAACAGATCGAGGCGGTGCCCGCCGCCTACCCGATGGCCGAGCCGATGCTGACGCCCGAGGCCGCCGCGAAGATCGCCAAGGTCGACGGGGCCGTGATCTGGTCGCGGATCGAGGCCTATACCGCGCACCGCTGGACGCCGCGCGAGGTCGTGTGGATCGTCGAGGGGCCGGGCTGCTTCGAGCCGACCCTGACCCCGGCGACGATCTCGCTGGTCGAGGTCTGGCAGGATGATGCTTGGACCGAAACCACGCTGGCCCCGTCGCCCCGTGGCGGCCATGTGCTGCCCACCTGCGGCAACTACAGGTTCACCGCCACTGTCGGGGCCGGGCCGGTGCCCGCGCCCGTGGTCGAGGCCTTCCGGCGGCTGGCGGAATACCTTCAGACCGACGATCGCGCCGGGATCGAGCAAGTGACGATCGACCTTGGCGGGATCAGTGAAACCACCCGTCGCCCGGTCAACTGGATGGCGCGGGCGATGCAACTGTCCGGAGCTGGCGATCTGCTCCGGCCCTACCGGAGGGCGTGATCATGTTCGGACTTTTCCGCCGCCGCCAGCCCAAGGTCGAGAAGCGCTCGACCGGCTACACCGCCGACCTGATCGCGGCCCGCGACGTCTACATCAGCGGCGCGCGCGGCGTGGCCGAGCTGACGGCAACGGTGCAGGCCTGTGCGGGGCTGTGGGAGGGCGCTATGGCCCTTGCTGACGTCGAGGGCACCGATCTGCTGGATCGGCGCAGCATGGCCCTGCTGGCCCGCTCTGCGGCGCTCCGGGGCGAAGCGGTGTTCCTGATCGACGATGACGGGCTGATCCCGGCGTTCGACTGGCACCTGACCACCCGGTTCGGCAAGCCCACCGCCTACCGGCTGAGCCTGCCGGATGCAGGCGGTGGCACGACGCGCACGGTGCTGGCCGCTGAGGTCTTGCACCTGCGGGTCGGGTCGGATCCGTCTGCACCCTATGCAGGGACCGCGCCGTTGCGCCGGGCGCAGATCTCGGCGGTGCTGCTGAACGAGATCGAGGGCGCGCTGGCCGAGGTCTTCTCGACTGCGCCGATCGGCTCGCAGGTGGTGCCGTTTCCGGAAAGCCCCGACATCGACATGGAGAAGATCGCCCGCGACTTCCGGGGCAAGCGGGGCCGGGTGCTGCTGCGGGAAAGCGTGGCTGTGACGGCGGCGGGCGGCCCGGCACCTTCGACCGACTGGCGGCCCCAAGACACGACGCCGGACCTGTCGCGGATCATGCCGGTGCAGATGCTGGACGAGGCGCGCAACGCGATCCTGAGTGTCTTCGGTGTGCTGCCCGGCCTGCTGAACCCCTCGACCACCGGGCCGATGGTCAGGGAAGGGCAACGGCACCTCGCGACGTGGACGCTGCAACCGATCGCGGCGCTGCTGGCCGAGGAAGCGACGGCGAAGCTGGGATCCCCGGTCAAGATCGACGTGATGCGGCCCTTGCAGGCCTTCGATGCAGGCGGTCGCGCCCGCGCAGCTGCTGCCGTGGTCGAGATGCTGGCCCGCGCCAAGGAGACCGGGATCGACCCGTCCGAGGCGCTGCGGCTGGTCGATTGGGATTGAGCTTCCGCCCTGCCGGTCACTGCGGCGGCGGGGCGGTTAGGGGGTGGATCGCGCCCCGCTGCTATGGGTGCTGAGGGTGCCCGGCCACGGCGAAGCGATCGGGATCAGACGGCGAGTGCCCTAACAACCCCGTCATGGCGCGGCCCTAGGCCTCCTTTCGGAAAGGGCGCGGCGCAGGCAGGCACGGCGGAACCGGGGCTTGCTGCTGGCCGGGGCGGTGGATGCTGCCCCGGCTGGCGGATCAGACATGACTAATTACGTGTATTACCCTTCCGACTGAGCCAAACTCATTTGCTTGAAAGCGCCAAACAACTTGTGACGCCGGGTTGTCGGCAATCGCCGTGATCTCGTTCTCACTGGGGTTAAAGTCTACCCGGCGAATGACAACCGATCGGCCCGTATCGATGGCATAAAGCCCGGTTCGCTCAAACTCCGTCGTCCTCTTCAGAATGCAGATGTCATTGCGACGAAGTGTGGGCGACATGTCATCGTCATCGATCGTGATAGCCGCATGCGTGTCGCCGACATCGAAGCCCGCGCGTGATTGAGTGCCGCGCGATCCCTTCAGAATGGACCGATCGAACACCAAGCGCCGCCCCGGTTCGTTCAAGAATGGAATAAGCGCGGGCAAGTCCTTGCTGGCCGCGAATTGGTCAATGCCTAGAAGCTGCGCTGGGGAACAGTCGAGTGCCTTTGCAAGTTCTTCGACCAGCGGCATCGTAATGCGTTGGATCTCTCTTTCATAACGACCTATTGAAACCGAGGTCGTTCCGATGCGTTTCCCGAGTTCGGCCTGCGTCATACCGCGATCTTCGCGGATCTCCCGAAGTCTATTCTGCAACGCGCCCTCCACGTCATGCCCCTTGTCGGAGGGTGCATCGTAAGCGGCTTCTCGCGCAAGCAAATCAGGCGGTCCTATTGCGCCCGGCCGTCTATCGGGCTGCGCCGCATGCCTTGCAAATTCAGGCTCGCGCCGAGATCCGGCTGGCTGAGGAATACGACGCCGCGCAGGAGCGGGATGAAATCAGCAAGCAGGGCGCTCATTTTTCCGAGGGGAAAGTGAGGGCGTCCGAAGTCCTGCCGCCGAAAGACCTGCACGAAGCCCGTGGCCTTCGGGATGCTGAGGCTTGACCATGTCGTGCTGACATGATTTATCATGGCTCAAAGACACGCAGGAGATTTCATGTTCAGCCCGATGGACCTTGAAGACCTGTCCGACTGGTCTGCCCAGAATTTCCGCGACTATCGGCGGAAGGGCTACCTCGACCTGATCGGAACGCGGCTCGAAAATGGCCGCTGGCGCTATTCGCGTCGGGATGGGGCGACCGTCTGGCTGGCGGGCATTATCCATGAGCGGGATCGCCTCATCGACCTGAACCACATATTCGTGCAGGCCTACGGCTTGGCCGATGACCTGCTTGCCCACATCGACGGAAAGCCTGCCCCTCGCTACGCGGCGGCGGTCTATACGCGCGACGAGAACGGGCTGCACGGCTGGGAGGCGATCAGGACCGACAGCATCGACGCGATCGACGTGCCCGGCCTTGTGTCGGTCGAGGCGCTCGATCTGGCGGCGCTGGCGCGGATCGCGCCCGACAAGCTGCGGAAGCCGGAGGGCTGACGTGTCCGAGCTGCTGCCCATCTACACCACGCCCGAGGAGCTGGCCGACCACTTCGGTGTCAGCGCTCGCGGGGTGCGGGAGACGATGCGGGACCACGGGATAGGCAGGAAGATCGGCAAGCGGGTGGTCCTGTTCGCCGAGGACGTGGCGAGGTTCAAGGAGGCGATGGCATGCCCCTCAAGCTCTTTCAGCGTGGCGAGGTCTGGCACTACCGGGGCACCGTCGCCGGACGGCGACTTCGGAACACTACAGGCTCTACGGACAAAAAGCTCGCCCAGCGGATCGCGGCGCAAGTCGAAGCCGACGCATGGCGGGGTCTTCTCGATGGACCGGGGAAAGTGACCTTCGCACAGGCAGCAATTGCCTACCGGCAGTCCGAGAAATCCACTCGGTTCCTTGAGAAGATCGAGGACCATTGGAAGGACACGCCCCTGCGCAAGATCACAGGCGAGGCTGTGCGGCTGTCTGCTAAGGAGCTGTATCCGGAGGCGAAGCCCGCGACGTGGAACCGGCAGGTCATCGTGCCGACCGCCGCGATCATCAACTACGCCGCCGAGCTGGGTTGGGCATCGCCTATCAAGATCAAGCGGTTCCCCGTCAACGCGAAGAAGAAGACCCCCGCGACCCTAGAGTGGGTCAACGCTTTCGCGGCGCAGGCGGTCGAGGATGGCCTGCCGCACCTCGCCGCGCTGGCCCTGTTCATGTTCGGCACCGGGGCGCGGGTCGGCGAAGCAACGGCGATGACGTGGGCGGACGTGGACCTGTCGAAGCGGGCGGCGACGATCCGGCAGACCAAGATCGAGAAGACGGCGCGGGACGGCGACACGGCGCGGACGGCGCACCTACAGGGGGCGGTCTTCGACGCGATAGCCAACATCCCGAGCAACCGCCGCCCCGGCGACAAGGTGTTCGGCTATGCCGGGGCCGCTTCGGTCAAGAAGGTGTGGCGGGCCGTCGCCGAGCGGGCCGGGATCGAGCCGCTGACGCCGCACTGCTGCCGCCACGGCTTCGCGACGGCCATGCTGCGGAAAGGAATGGACGTCGCGACGGTGGCGAAGATGGGCGGCTGGAAGGACACGGCGACGGTGCTCCGGACCTACGCCCACGCCCTTGAAGATAGGACCGTAACCGACGCGATTTTTGACACAAAATCGGCACACGGAGCAATTTCCGATAACGCAACCGACGGGAAAGAAAGGAAAAAGTTGGCATGAAGGCGACCCCTCGTTGGGGAGGGGTGTCCCGCCGCCGTCGCTACAGCGCGGCACGGTCTGGCACAAGCGGGAAAATCGCGGTAATGCGCCGCATCGCCACCCGAAAACGACACCCGCCTCCACTATCGGAAACCCGCCCATGCATGTCGCAACGCTGA